GCTCGAACAAATCGCAACGTCGATCGCGATTGCTGGCACCGAGGTCGGCCAGGACCGCGTCACCCAGATTGTGACCATCATTGACGGGCAGAACGTGAGTCTGCGAAGAAATGTGCAACACAACACGCGCATCGATCTCAATGGCACGAACGCATATACCGTGATTTTGGTGCAGGACGGGGTGTCCCATACGGTCAAGATCAATGGCGGCACCGGTTCCACGATTCGGATTTCACAGGGGTCGTGAAACCGTTTTTGGTCTTGCTGTGTTTGATCGCGTTGCGTGTGTGGGACCCGTGGCCGGTGGAGTCGTTACGATTACGCGTGTTCGATGCATTACTACGCAGTGTCGAATCGCGTGATGCCGAATACGTGGCGATCCATGACATCGATGAAGCGGCATTGGCTGAAAAGGGCCAATGGCCGTGGCCGCGAGACCAACTTGCCACACTGAACCGACAGTTGTTGAACGACGGTGCGGCCGCTGTTGTGTATACGGTGCTGTTTCCCGAAGTCGATCGATTTGGTGGTGACACGGCGTTTGCCGAAAGCATGTTGGAGATGCCTGTGTTTCTCTCAGCCGTGGCCACCAATCAAACCCATCGTGTCGAGGGCTACGACATCGGGGTGTCGATGATCGGTCCAGTGATCGACAGTGTGCCGACCTACTCCGGAATATTGCCGAATACCGATGTGTTGCAACGCACCGCATTCGGAACGGGGGTGGTCAACTCCGCACCGGAGGTCGATGGTTTGGTGCGACGCGTCCCGATGTTGGTTCGTGTGGGCGATGCGTTATACCCCGCGCTCGCACTCGACGTGTTACGAGGGATGTCCGGCGATCCGAGTTATCAGGCCAAGGCCGACGACGCCGGTATGCAATCCGTGCGGGTGCCTCAATTCTCAACCGTTGAAACCGATGCGCTCGGTCGCGTGTTTTTGGATTGGTCGACGCGTCTCGAAGAAAATGTAGAAGGCAAGATCGTTTTCGTTGGGGTGACGGCATCGGGAGTGTCACCGCTCGTGCCGACACCGATCGGAGCAATGCACGCTCATCGGATTCAAGCACGGTTGTTCGAGACCTTGGCGGCAGGAATCAACCCTTCCCGACCGGCGTGGAGCATTGTGGCCGAAATTTTATCGATTGCGGGTTTTGGTCTTCTTGTCGTCGTGTGTGCGCGATTTCTACCAGTTCCCTATGTCGTTGGATCACTGTTGTTGATCTCGGCTGTGAGCGCGTCTGGTGCGCTCTACGCGTTTGGTGCATATAAATGGCTAATGGACGGCTCTTTTTTGGTCCTCTCGACGCTGATCACCGGCGGGGTCGGTATCGGTCAGCGGATGGTGGTCGAATTCCGGTTGAAGTTGCAGATTAAACGCCAGTTTTCCACGTATCTCGATCCGCGCCAGGTGCGGCGACTACAAAACAATCCCGACTTGTTAACCCTTGGCGGTGAACGCAAGCGGGTCACGGTCCTATTCACGGATGTGCGGGGGTTTACCACAATAAGTGAACAACACGATGCGGCCGTGGTGCATCGGTTGATGTCCGAAGCACTGAGCGCACAGGTTGACGCGATCCACCAAGCCGGTGGGATGGTCGATAAATTTATTGGTGATGCGGCGATGGCGATATTCAATGCACCGCTCGATTTGGAGCATCACGAACAAGCGGCCATAGACTGTGCACAACAAATGCTCGTGAACCTGGAAGCGGTGAACACCCGACTGAACGCGGAAGGATTGCCGACGTTGAAAATCGGAATCGGGATCAACACAGCGGAGGTGCTGATCGGAAATCTGGGGTCGACTCAACGGTTCGATTACACGGCGATCGGTGATGGTGTGAATGTGGCCGCGCGATTTGAAAGCGCGACGAAGGAAGCCGGCGTGGACATTCTGATCGGTGAGGAAACCGCACAACATTGTCAAACTGAGTTAGAATCATTACCAGCTATGTCACTGAAAGGCAAAGCGAAAAAAGTCCAGGTCTTTACAATCAAGGGTGCAACATGAATGTCGAAAATATCACCGATGAGCTACTAAAAAATATCATCACCATCATCGACGTGGCGACGGAGCGCGGCGCGGTACGGGGTCAAGAATTACTCGCGTGGGCGATCACACGCAAGACGATCGCAGAAGCATTGAATCCGCCAGTCGAAGAAGCCGTAGAAGCTGTCGCCGAGATTGTCGACGACTAATCCTGGTCCGCGATCCAGGTCATCACATCGCTGTAACGCCACAACGCTTTCCGTTTCGAGAATCGTAACGGTCTGGGAAACGGTTTGTCCTTCTGGAATCGCATGCGGTAGAGCGTCGAGCGCGACAACTGCGTGAGTTTCTCCACATCTTTTTCAGTGATGAATCGGTCGTCTGTCATAGATTGTTAGCGTTTCATGTCTGATCGTAAACGTTACAAAAAGTGGAATACCAAAACAACCGTTACGCGCGTATTAGTGAACAAAAAAAAGACGTGACTATGCAGATCTGATCGAAAAAATTATCGAGCGGGGTGGAAAGCGGGGACAATTATATTTTAACCTATATAAGTCATTGACATTAAAGGGAATAGGGTTCCCCTAGGGGACGCCACCACGTTTGACATGCATTGACATGATGTGACTAATATCAATAACTTACGGCGTTATTAGTGACATGGTGTGACATGGAATGTCTGTGCTCGACAGTTTAGCGGGGTGGAAAACGGGGTGGAAAAAATCCATAATGCAGGGGTAGGCGTCCCATGTGGACGCCACACCTATATACTCCAAGGGGTGTTGGAGTAGCACGATGGAAAGAAACTATGTTGTCGATTGCCACGATACGAAAGTTTGCATCAACTCCAGGGTCCAAATCGGTTTCGCCGAACCTATATCTAAAGACGCGAGAGCGCTCTGGGAAGCTATACAGCACTTGGTTGTATCGCTTTGAACGTGATGGAGTTCGCACCGAACGAAGCCTTGGGTCCTTTCCGAAATGCTCCTATAAGGAAGCGCGAGAAGCGGCCGAACTTCTGAATGCGCAAGCGCTGATCGATGGCAGGTCGCCGATCAAAACCATCGACCGTCGACGCGCAGAAATGCAGCCGAAGATTGAAACCGTCGCACCGACGTTTCGAGAATTAACCGAGCGTTTCATTCAAGAAAAGAAAAAACCCGCATGGAAAACGAGGAAGTCCGAGGTCAATTTCCGCTATCGGGTTGAAACGTATCTGTACCCAACGTTAGCCGACATACCAGTGGATCAGATCACGACCAAGCATGTCGCCGATGCGTTGCGTGATTCGTGGGTCGACAAACATGAAAGCGCAAGGAGATCTGGTCAAATCTTTTCTTCAGTGATCAAGTGGGGAAACGATCTCGACTTGTGTGCTATTCGAAACCCGCTCGATCGAGGGGTATTGAAAAATGTAATGCCTGAATTCTATGGCGAAGTACGACACCAGTCGGCATTGCACTGGAAAGATCTGCCTGCCTTATGGAAGCACATCGATTCCGACAGTCGAGCACAGGTGGCGTTGCGATTTTTTATACTGACCGCGCAACGATCATTCGATGTGCGTTCTGCAAAATGGGAAGACATCGACCTCGACAGGGGCTGTTGGACCGCTTTGATCCACAAGTTGTCACACAAAAATTCCGAGTACCGATTGCCGGTGCCGCTTCCGCATTCGTTAGTCGTGGACCTACGGAAGTTGAAAGCGACCCAGGCAGGGGCATCGGTGTTTGTGTTCGGGGGAAACGGTTCGTCCTTTGGAATCTCTGACACGGCAGTGATGAAACAGTTGCGGCGATGGGGTTTTGATGGCGACAACGGCCAACCCACACTACACGGGTTGCGTTCCACGTTTGCGAACTGGAGTAAGAACGCCAATGTGGATTGGGAACTGCGTGAATTTCAGTTGAGCCATGTAGGGAAAGACAAAGTGAAACTAGCCTACTGGCGTGACCCTGCGTTTGAATTGCGTCGTGAGATAATGGACCGTTATGAAAGTTATGTGATTAACGGGTCGCCCGATGATGATGATCATCAGAAGCCTTCGAAGCGGCAATCGCATCTTCGAGCCATTGCTTAACGTCGGCAGCGACAAATAAACGACGGTGGGATAGGCGGATCGGGCGGGGAAAATTCCCCGCATCTACCATGCGCCGAATGGTCCTAATGTTTAGGCTGGTCAATTCACCGACGTCTCGATAAGACATGAACCCTTCTGTTTTATAATCACTCATTGGTTTGTGTCCTTCCTTAATGCCTCGTTGCGCCAGAACGGTGAGGCGACCCGTTTGGACAACCGTCTATCCGTGTGGGAGGTTACGAAGAGAAACCGCCCACAACAGGAACAACGATTACCTGGCTGGGACTCCATCATTAAGAAACACACGACCCCGATTAATGGTGACAGCATGATGCAATGTGGATGCAGTGCAGCGACCAAACCGAATAACAGGAAGTGGATTACTTCAATCATCGCTGACGGTCTCTATGTGTATGCGTGTCGGTCCGAACTCGGAACGCAGTGATTTCACTGTCGAATCGGTTTTGTCGAAGTCAAATTCGTGACGTGTTAGAAAGGCGAGTTCACCCGACGTGTAGTGTCGATCGCCCTCGATGGATGAGTTCACGAACGTGTCGCCGTTGTTGTTCTTATAGGTGATCGCGTCGTGCTGCATATCGGTCACTTTTCCTGGTACTAACAATGGAATGAATAGATGCGACGTGCAACCAGCCAACTGCGCCTGATAGTCCAGGTGCTTTTTTTTCAATGAGCAGTGCCAGCGGTTACCGTCGAGGTCCGGTCGGGGTTTCGCAAATACGCAGTTTCGACAATTCGGTTCACGTGGTGTGAAGTCGTTGAAGTACACGCCGTAGTCGTCCGCGTGCATGTAGTTTTTCGCTTTATAAAACGAGCGGGTGTAAGCGCGCGTCAGTTCATCGGTCTCGACGGGGTTCAAGGTCACCAGGTTTTCGGCGCGTTCCTTATAGGACTCGTAGACGGCAGGGATAAAATCGATCGTTTCGGAATAGAATTCCGAACTGTTCTTGTTGTACACGAGCAGGATCGCGGACTCGATGTCGTCGTTGCCGAGTTCCCGCAATGCGCCGATGTAATACTGGACCTGGGCAAAATAGGCCACATCCCACCCTTGCAGACCTTTCCGTTCACACTCACGGAATCGGGCTTGGTTGGCCGACTTGATTTCCAGCACGAAGCGACCGTTCGTGTCGGGCAGTCCGGAAATGATGTTGTCGACGTGCCATTGGACGTGTCCGCCGAACTGTTCACCACCGATCTGTGACCCTTCGAGCTTGATGTGCGGCAGCATGGCCAAGCGTTCGAGTGTGCGTTCTTCAATGTTAGTGCCGTCGTTCAAAATGCGCATGGTTTTCGGTGAACTGCTGTTCAACAGACACCACCGCCAGGTGAGAAACACCCAACTGAAGCACTCGTGTCCGAGAGACGAGACGCCGAGATAGTCGCGGCGCGGTTCCGCCGGCGGCGGGTTGTCGTCGATGTATCCGGCTAGATCCATTAGAAGGGAATGTCATCGTCCAGAAGGTCCGCTTCTGGTTCTGGTGTGGGTTGGGATGGGGTGTCGATGGCCTCGATCTTGGAGAGATTCAGAAAATCACCGTCCTTCGTGACTGTCGCGTGAAAGCGTTTGTCGATTAGTTGAAGTGCGAACTCGTTATCGATATGCGGCGTTTTGTCAGCACCGACATAAGTGCCGATGGTCTTGACCGTGATGATATTGTCGATCTGACGAACGCCATCCGCATTCATCACCATCAAAAAAACGACACCCACAGGCGAGTCCGAATGGGTCACGGATTTGACGTTCAAGCGGATGATGTGGTTATCGTTGGCGTTCTTGTATTTCGACGCATCGACAATCAACAGATCCTGTTCGCCCACCACAAACGCGGGGCTTGATTGAAGCGCTATGTCATCGGCTGGATCGTCCCAGGGAATAAGGTCGTCATCTGTCATGTGGTTGATTCCTTGATGGCTTGTTGGATGGCGGCAAACGACAGCGCGATTGTGTCGGGCAATTTGCGCCGTTGTTTCGCCATATAGTGTGTGGATGATTTCGTGAACAGACGGCGTTCGCCCAGGGAACCGCGCGTTTTTCCGTCTTTGTCGTAGAAGGTGTTATCGAATTGAGCAAAAAACACGTAGTCGCTCCACTCGGAGACCAACGGGGCAACCTGTGTGCCTTGCAACTTGAGCGTGTGCATGTCGTGCTCGATCAGATCCACGTTGTCGTCCATCTTGCGGATGGTCGAGTGTGCCAGTAACAACACACCACACTTCCGTTTTTGCTGAAGGTCGCGCAATTTGGACAACAGCACGCGCGTTTCCATGCCGGCCATCGGGAACCCTTTTCCATGCGGGATGTCTTGCATCTTCTCGTATTTGGTGGGCGCGGCGACATGGTCGAAAATCATCTCCTGCAACCAGTCGAATGTGTCGATGCAAAAAAGACTCAGCGGTGTTTTTTTGTCGGTGAGCAGTTCTTCGATCAGTTGATACAGATCGTCGAGTGTTTGAATTCGGACCCGACGACCGTCCTGATGATGCGCGCCGCCCTCGGTGTCGACCACCAACGAGTCTGCGACTTTCATGGCCAAGGTTGTTTTGCCGATACCGGCAGGACCATAGACGAGGAACCGATTCGGATGATCGTCTTTGGTGGTGCGGATTTTTTCCAGCATCGTTGTCATTCGACACGCTCGATGCGAATCGGTAACGGATCAGGGGTTTTTTTCAGGCGGTGGACGAGTCGCGTGAAGAATTTTCGTAGCATACGGTTCTCCCAATAGAAGAGAACACGATAACCCGATGCTGTTTTAGTTGTCTACAATATGTAGAACTTTATTCGCTTTATCTGCCCGTTGAGGTACGACACGCGTCGGCACAAAGATGTCACGCTCTTTGGCTTTTTCGATCATGGCCTTTCGAAAGTCGTTAGGAATTTTCCACAGGAAAACAGACTGATAATGACGAATCACCAGGTGCGTGTCGAAGTGACCCCAGACCGCCACACCAAATCGGTCATGTAGAAAAAACGACGGTGCTTTGCGTTGCAACCACGCCAGATCGCGCGCGTGGGTATCCCGCGGCGGCGATTGTCGATGCTTCTTGTCATCGAAATACAACCAATCGAATCCGCCTAGCCGTCGCGATGGCTTTGGTGAATTCTTCCGCAACGCATTCGATTCGGCTATGCAATTGCGCAGGAACAACGTGGACGGTTCTGATAGGTCGTTGGTCAGGTTGATATGTCTGCCAACTGCCATACTTTCGCGAATCAAATCCATCCATAGGTGCGGCTCGATGTGGGTGATGTAGCTCCCTCGTTCGTTTTTTCCATTCAGCGAGACACCCATCCAAATGCCGTCGTCGTTGATCACTGTCATCCAGATAGGAACTTCTGACACTGGTCTCGGCGCACTCAACTCGGTTGATAACTGTCGTTGCATATTTAACCGCAATTCCCAGTTAGGGAAGCGTTTGACGCTTTCGTTCACCCAGACCTTGCGCGGCGGCTCGTTGATGCCGTCTCGGACGACCACATCGGGGGGACAATTCCGTTCAAGCCGCGACAGTAAATTCCATGCCGCAAATTTGATCGCGTCTTCTACTCTTCTATTCATCCCCGAACTCTCTTAACTTCTAGTTATTTCGTCAATAGTCTATTTGAACTACTGACCGTTGCTGTGTGCGTCCGACGTGAGGCGTAACGCGTCAACCATTTCACGAACCATGCGTTGATGTTCGGTGCTTAGCGTGCCGATCAACTTGGCGAGTTCATCTTCTTCCGGTGTGGCTTTATCAATCCCGTGCATCAACCACGCAACCGACTGGCCGAACGCCTCGGCCAACGCGGTTTGAACTTCCACCGTGGCCGGTTTGGTTTGGTCGTGATGCCATCGATGCACCGCTCCGCGTTTGATTTCTTGTTCGTGTCCGGCGTTTCTCAGATTGGTCGTGACCATGTCGGCTATTTTCTGATCTGAGTATTTGAACAGGTTCTTCAAATGCGTCAGTCGATCGGCAAATGTTTCCATGATGAATGTCTAGTTGTTGCAGGTTTGTTTTCAATGATTACAAAAAATGGAGATGGTTCGCAAGTCGTAGCCACAACATAGCCAGTGGGTTATGTTCTCTATTTCCACAATATGTAGACACCTTCGATGGGTTACCCGATCAATGACGACGTCTGGAAACGGATCATGGAACGCACATCGGTCGTCGAACTCGCGGAACATTTCCAACTGAAGTCCAGGGCCGCCGTCTATTTTTGGAGACAACCCGATCGAGGCATTCCCTATGAAAGAGCATTGGCATTGTCCGAACTGATCGGACTCTCCGTCGACGAAATCATTCCTGACCGGAAAAAATATGTCAAAAGTGGTTGATCTCACGGCACGCCAGACCATCGTCAACGACTTCATCCGGATCGTGTTGGAGGACATGGCAGACACGGTCGCTATGTTTGTCTTATCGGACAAATTCGAATCGGCAACCAAGGACCTGGCGACCATCCTCGACATTGACGAGCTTGAAGCGGCGAGTCTGTTAGGACCGCCGACAGTGACCTTGCGCAAAGTCTTGGATCAAGCGGTGACGGACATCATTCGCAATGAGTGACGACCTACCACCCATTGATGTCTACGATGAAGTGAAGAACGAAACCGTGATTCATGCGGAATTTCCACGACACGGTCGAAAAATCCGCGTCTATTCATTACCGGAATTGTCCACACTACCCCGACCTCGTGACATTCTCGGCGATGGGTTTTTGTCGGCGGGAACGCGTGCATTGATTGCCGGACCACCGAAATCAGGGAAAAGCCATCTCGCCACGGAACTCTTGATGACGGCCGCGTGTGGGGGTGAGTGGCTGGGCATGAAGTT